GGTAAAGTAGTTTATAATATTGAACCAATTAGAAATATTGAAGATTATTATACTTGGCTTGCAGATGTTTCAAAAAAACATTTTGATCAACAAGATGGTCGTATGGCTTCATTAGCTCGTTTTAATGATCTTAAATTTTTGAAATGTGGGCATTTAGAGAATCGTTGTCGGTGTGCTAATGCTATTCGTGATCGAGAGCGTGAGCCGTGGGGAACTTTTACAAATGGAACCTATATATTGGATAAAGGAGAAGTGAAGACCGTTATGAGTGTGCAAGGTGGTTGGGAGTATCTGCGATATGTTGATGGAGGCTTCACTGAAGCTTGTGTATCAATAGTACCACATAAAAGTCAACTAGCTCTTTGGGCAGTTAAATACACAAATAAGTTAGTTGAATTAGTGCATGATAAGAGTTTAGATATAGCTAGGTCAACTAATAAGTTGCAGAATGCTACGCGAGCTGCCGAATCAATTTTAAATGTAACAGTAGAATCTCAAAAGAAACAAAGTGAGGGTATGTCTAAGGAAGATGCTGATTGGAGAGCAGCTGCTGAAACCTTATTCCCTGATGAAGATTATTTATTAAGTTTTGTTACTAAGATCTCTTTAACCTTAGCTGGTTTATATATGGCCTATAATCTGTATAAGAGTGTTACTGCACCTAAAATACAAAATTTTCATTATACTGAATGTGGTTATACGGGCCAAGAAGCTCAAGGTGCTGTATTGGTTAAAGAGAAAAGTCAATTTTGGACAGATAATAGCAATATTCTTCGTGATTGTGATGTTGGAGCTTCATCCCTATTTTACAAAAATAGGATTAAAGATTTCCTCCACATTGTAGCCCAGAATAGTGTTATGTTAAAGTGTGAATTGAAAAATGGTAATTATATTAACATTCGAGCTTTATGTTTAGGGGGATGGTGTTATGTTACAAATGCACATTACTTGCATGATAGGGAATTTGAATTTGTCACTTTAATACAGGATCGAACTGACGTAGCTAATTCTAATATAAGAATTAAATACTCGTTTAATGATGCTATAATAGATAGTGGAAAAGATATGGTTTACTTTTATATTAAAGATAATAAGCCAAAGCGTAATATAACACAGTTATTATATCGTGGTGTTTTAGATGATTGTATATTTGAGGGATGCTATCTTGGTCGCGAGTGTGACGGGAGTATACGTCAAATTCCATTAACAAAGCTTCATGCAGCTACTGATTTAGTATCATTTAAAAATGGCTCGATAAGAAATTTAAAAACATTTCAAGCGTGTATTGCAGTACCAACATCTGATGGTGATTGCGGTATGCCAATGATAGCTTTTACCAATTTTGGACCAGCCATTATAGGATTGCACGTTACGGGATTAGATCTATCAGTTTCAGCAACGCGATTAGGAGTTACGGATGTAGATCGTAATAATATTGATTTACGACCAGACTTAACTGCAACAAAATTTAAGTTTGATTCTGCGTATAAAACCCAGGTGCCAGAAAGGTTGATTTCGCATCCAGCATTTTTGCCAGTATCTGCAACAGTTATGCGTTACGGATCCATAAAAGAAGGTGGGTCCAGAGTTAAATCATCAGTGGTTAGAACAGATATGGCAGATAGATTTGAGGAATTAGGATATAAACAATTAAAGTCGAATCCCCCTATGAATCATTATAAAATCTTTAATAAAAATTTGTTAGAAATGACAGATAAGGAATCATTAGTAGATATGAATATTTTGAGTAAATGTGTCGATGAATATTGTCGTCATGTTAAGATTGATGTTGGAAAGAGTGAATTTGACCAGATGGGAAAAATTTCCGATGAAGTGAATATCAATGGTTTACCTGGTGTAGATTATATTGATAAGATCAATAGAAATACCTCAATGGGTTTTCCGTGGTGTCAACCCAAGAAGAAGTTTTTAGTACCTATTGCTAATGAAGTTTATCCAGATGGAGTTATTTTTACTGATGAAGTTATGTCAGAATTTACTCGGATGGATTATATTGCCCGAACAGGGTGTATGGCCCAACCAGTATTTCAAGCTTCGCAAAAAGATGAACCACTACCATTTTCTAAATGTGAAAATTATGGAACTAGATTATTTTTTGGTGCTCCAGCACCTAAAGTCATGATTGATAGAAAGTATTATTTAAAATTAATTGCGTTTTTCCAACGTAATCGTTTTGCTACACGAACTGCAATTGGTACAGTCGTTCAGAGTAGGCAGTGGGGTGAATTAGCCGAATGTTTGAAATGGAAGAAAAGAATTGTAGCAGGTGATTATTCGAAGTTTGATAAAAGACAACAAATTCGAATACTACATGCTGCTTTTGATATTTTGGATAATTTTGCTAAACATAGTGTAAAATATGATGAAGTCGATATGCAAGCTATGCTAGCCATTAGAGCTGATATAGTGTATGCTTTAGTCCACTTTGATGGTGATTTAATGGCGTTCTTTGGGGTGTTACCTTCGGGTGATCCGCTTACAACTTTATTAAATTGTCTTTGTAATATAATGTTAGATATGTATGCATATGTTTCTGCAGGAAATGATGTACGTAACTATTTTGAGGATGTTATTACTATTACTTATGGTGATGATTCAATTTCATCTATAAATCCGTCGTGTAATAATTTTAATCATACTATTAAGCAACGTGAGTTGGCGAAAATAGGTATTATTTTTACAATGGCTGAGAAAGATAGAGAATCAGTGCCTTTTATTAATCTTAGTGACGCTACATTTTTGAAACGTAAGTTTGTTTTTGATAGAAAATATGATATTTGGCTAGCTCCTCTTGAGGAAAGTAATATAGTTAGTTCGTTAATGGTTTGGATTAAATCAAAAAATTTAACTCCACCAGAACAAGCATATGCATCTATGCAGAATAGTGCTCGTGAATTCTTTTTCCATGGTGAAGCTAAATATGTTGAAATGTGTGAACTATATAGCACTGTTTATGAGGAAACTTATCACAGGGCTATATATTTTCCTAGTTTTTCAGATATTATGGAGGCTTTTGAATCTTATAGTTTAGATGATATTAAAGAATGTCAATCTGGTGTTGAATATAATGAAAGTAGTACGATGATAGTGTTTTTATGTATAATATTTGTGTGTTTATTAGCAACTTTAGTTATTATGGTTAATTTGTGGTTTGATCCCATTCGAAGGCGCGCTCGCGTTGTAGTAGCGCAGTGTGATAGTGAACATCAAGTTAGAATTAAAAATTATTTAAGAGGTCATGTGCGTGAAGAAGGTATTTCTAGATTAGTTTTAGAGTATGTTGGTAAGTGTTTAGTTATGAGTTGTAAGCGAATACAATACAATCATGTTCTTTGTCCGTATCACGTTAGGCGGTATAATAATATTATGTTAACTAAATGTTATATTAATATGAATATTTGTCATGGATGTTCATCTTTATATAAACGTATAAATAGTAATGTTATGTATTTATGTCCGCAATGCTTTGCTTTGTATTATTGTTGGATTTGTGATATCGGTCAACCTTGTCATAATCATGCTCGTTTACAGGGTGTATTTACTATGAGTGAGGATATTGAACGTGCTGTTATGTTAGATACTTTACCGGAAGATCGTAGATATGATAATAGTAAAGACTTGTTTTTTAATAATTATCATAGAGCTTTGGGTATGTAGATTTGCCCTAATAAAGTCATTTTCACCTTGTTGGTTTAGGGGTTAGGACGTTAAATAAATTAACCAAATCATATTTAGTTACTGGCTGAGTAGTGTCGATATCTCAGCAGCATGGAAATATGAGGATAATGTTTGTAACGGTGTTTCGCCAGCACAATTGGCATATGGGGCTAAAGATTAATTCCCCTTTAGCTTTTCGGAAAAGAATTTCAGAAGAAATAAATAATAATAATAATATGATGTCCGAAGTTGGACATGTTGAACAGGTTGGACAGGAAACCTCAGAGTTTTTATCAGAAACTTCAGGCTATTCTGTTCAAATGACAGAGAAGGTACCTAGAGCTCTAACTAGTGATAGTGTGGATGCTATGTATTTAGCGAATTTTTTATCAAGGCCAGTTAACATTTATTCGTTAACTTGGGCTGAATCAGATTCAATAGGTACAACAAATCAATTTTATCCTTGGTTGAACTTTTTTAATGATAGTCGTATAAAAGAAAAATTGCAACGTTATTCATTTTTACAATGTACTCTTAAAATTAAAGTAGTCATTAATGCATCGCCATTTTATTATGGCGCTATGTTAATGTCATACCAACCCCAACAAACTTTATCACCTAGTACAATTGGTTATTTAAGTATTGATGGCACAACTTGTTTGCGTTCTCAGCGACCACATATTTGGATTTATCCCCAAACTAATGAGGCTGGTGAGATAACATTACCATACATAAATTATCGTAATTGGACTAGAATTGTTCAAAGTGCTGATTTTACGGATTTAGGACAAATAACTTTTCAGAATGTAACTCAATTACAATCAGCTAATGGTACAGTTGGTACGGGTGTGACAATAACAGTTTTTGCGTGGGCAGAGGATGTGAATGTTTCAGGACCAACTTTAGGTTCAGTCATGGCTCAAGGTAGTGATGAATATGGTATTATATCAACGCCTTCTTCTACAATTGCTACTATAGCTTCAAAATTGATATCTATCCCTATGATTGGGCCTTTCGCTTTAGCAACTCAAATTGGAGCTTCTGCCATCTCTAAGATTGCACATTTATTTGGTTATACTAATGTTCCTAATATTAAAGATGTTGACCCCGTAAATATAAAACCGTTTCATAATTTTGCAGATACCAGTATATCATTTCCTATTGATAAATTGACGATGGATTCTAAAAATGAACTATCTATTTCGCAGCAGATTGGAGGTATTCCAGATATTGATGATCCGCTAGCAATAGAAAGTTTGTGTAATAGACAATCCTTTCTAGCAACTGTCCCATGGGCCACGAGTGATCCAGCTGATCAACCATTATTTTATATGAATGTTGGTCCAAACCAATGTAATACTTATACTATAAATGCGAATGATACAGCTATTTATCCAACGCCAATGTCCTATGTTGCCTCCCAATTTATACACTGGAGAGGGGATATAGTTGTTTCAGTTCGAGTTATAGCATCAAAATTTCATAAAGGAAGATTTAGACTTATATATGATCCTTATGGAGATAACACGACCAATGTAACAAATACTGCAAATGCATATTCTGGTTGCGTCAACACTATTGTTGATGTGACCGAGAATGTTTCTATTGATTTTGTGATACCCTACTCTCAAGCAAATTACTTCCAATTATGTCCATCTTTTGGTGTTCCAGAGCATCAAATAACTAACGCACCTTCTTTTACGAGAGATATAACAAAACATAATGGAGTATTTATGATTCGATCGGTGACCCAATTAACAGCACCACAAGCAAGTAGTACTGTTCAATTATTGGTATCTGTTAGAGGTCGTAATATGGAGTTTGCTAATCCAGGAGCTTACGTTTTTTCAAGTAGACAATATAGTTTCAAAGCAGCGCAAGCTGGTTTTGAATATGATAATGTCTCGAGTGAAGTTACAGCAGCTAGTACTGGTTCAAATGATCCTAATATGTTTTGTACAGTTTTTGGTGAAAGAATTTTTTCTATTCGGCAATTAATAAAGAGGATGAATTACCTTAACGCAGTTAATTCTGGGTTAGCAACAGGTAATGCGTCGTACCAAACAACTAATATGGGACGATTACCACCAGCTTTTGGCTATGATAATAATGGAGGTGAAAGTGCTGTGGGTTTGGTTACACCGGGGAATAATTATTCTTTCAACTTTGCTATACTTAATCCACTTACATGGTTCACACCATGTTTTGTTGGGCAACGTGGAAGTATTAATTATGCTATAAGTTCAGCATCAACAGATGGTATTCAAAGAGCGGAGATATATGTACAACGTGATCCCATTAATACTAGTACAACTAATAGTTCAACACAAACAGCGATTACCACAACTAGTGGATCAAAATTTTCTAAGGATAACGGAGCGTATTATTGTAAATCATCATCAGGATGTGCAATCACTACAGGTTACACAAATCATGGTTTTGAATTTCAAATGCCTATGTATTCCAAGAATAAATTTCAATCCACAAAAGTTGATCAAGGTTCGTTGCGAACTTCTTTAGATGAATCAGACAGAGACTCGTTTACATTAGTTATTAAGAGTAAAGGTACACAGTATCAGTCCCAATATAATATTTATGTTGGAGCTGGTACAGATTTCAATCTCATTTTCTTTTTAAATTGCCCTGTAGTTCATCTTTATAATGCTGTACCTACAGCTAATTAATTGGAGCTTCGGTTAAGATACACCTTTTAAAAAGAGATCAGCCACTTTGGTGTGGCGTATTAACGTTAAGGTTTTGATAGTTAAAAATCTACCTACCAGGATTTAAAGGATCCAGTCACTTTGGTGTGACATTTAAAAACAAATCAGTGTGATTGATTTGTTCTATCATTAAAACTTTTAAGTTGAGTGATTTCGGCGAGCGAGTGAACGACTCGTTGTTATCATTAAGCTCTTCTTTAAAGGATAGTTTGCTCTGTAGGGGGCCCGAGATTATTCTCGCTTGAATTCATATTAGAATTAAGGTTGTTTTGTACTCGGGCTTGCCTGAGGAAATTTTTCCTTAATATCAGAGGTATCACCTAC